GTGAGGATCTAAGGAGACGGAGGCACGGCGTCGATCCCGTAGGACGCCAGCACCTGCTTCAGGGAGTCAGAAGTCTGCTGGCCGCTGTCGTCCAGCGGCCAGGGAGTGCAGCCGCCGTAGGCTGCGATGAAGGCCACGTGCCCTGGATCCATCTTGGTAACCAGCACGTTGCGCGCGCTGCTGTAGATACTGCCGGTGCGCGCCCACCAGTACCAGTCCCTAGGATTGAATGGCAAGGGGTTCATCAGAACTGGACCTGTCCGCCCAGCGATGTCGTACCGGCACTGTTGCCCGGCAGGAAGTTGACGCCGAGGCCGTTGGCGCTGATGGTGCCGTTCAGCAGCACATTGTACTTGGAGGCATTGACGAACGAGGGGTTGGTGAACACCGGCGGATTGACGTTGTTGATGCCGACACCGCCGCCCCCGGCGACCACGGTAGCGTTGCCGTAGGAGACCGCCGTGGAGAACGTGTAGGTGACATTGGTCAGGACCACGATGCCGCCGGGCGACGAGTACCACGCCGCGTAACCGGAAGCATTGAAGGTATGCGTACCACTGAACAGCGTGGCGCCGGAGCCCGCATTGAACACGATCGAGCAGACACCGCTGGTCGTGTTGTTGGTGTTCAACGTCGAACCCTGGCCGCAGATGAAGCCACAGTTCGGGTAGACGCCGTTATTGACTACGTCGAAGTTGTTCACGGTCAGGGTGTTTGGACCGGCGACACTGAAGCAGTGTCCGGCGCCGCCGTTGATATGCGTCGTGGCCGCGCTGCCGCCGTCGATGAGGATGTTCGGGCCCGCGTAGGCCGGCGTCGCCACGTTCTCGTTGTAGGTCCCCGGAGCGACAGAGACCGTGATCGTGAACTGGCTCGGCGCGTAGCCGAATGCCGTGCGCACCGCCTTGCCGATGGTCGCGAACGGACCCTTGGAGCCGCTGACGGTCGCCGATGTGCCGTCAAGAGTGGTGTCGTTACCAGTGCCGGCGTTGACGAAGAGCGTGGTGTTGGCGAGCGGCTTGCGGTAGGTGCCGCTGGTATAGCCGTATAGCTGGAACTGCGTACCGTCGTAGATGATCAGCAGGACTTCACCGGTGACGAACATGTTCGGCTGCGTAGGCGTCAGGTCGCCGAGCAGGATGTTCTTGACGCCGAGACCGTTGACGTTGATCGTGCTGCCGCCGGTGATGGGGTTGGCGAGCTTGATGGTCAACGCGAGCCCTGCCACGTAGGCACCGACAGCCGGGCTGTAGGTGCCGATCAGGGCGTTCGCCGCACCGGTGTCCACGACGTAGGGAAGGCCCACGGTGTTGTTGGTAACGGTTTGGGAGCCGCTGATCCCCAGATAGTTCTCCATCTGGAAATTGACGCCGTCGTAGATCAGGCTGACGACCTGGCCGGACAGGATGTCCCCGGCCGCCAGCGTCGCGCCTCCCGCGCGCTTGATGGCGACGAGGCCCAGACCATTGACATTGATGGTACTGCCGCCAGCGCCTGAGTTGGCGTTGGTTGCCTTGAACCGGACACCCATGCCGATGACGTAGGCGGTCGGTACGGCGGTCAGGCCGACGCCTGTTCCGATCGTGATCACGTAGGCGTTGGCGGCACCCGTGTCACTGCCGCCCCAGACCCAGGTGCCGTTGCGCACTCCGGTCGGAACGCCAGGCAGGGTCGGGAAGAACGGCGCGGTGTTCAGTTGCGCGATGCTGGAAGAAGTGATCTGCGTCTGGCCGTTGGCAACCGTGACCGCGTACAGCCCCACGAAGCCGGCATCCGGAGACGGCGTCGTCTGCGTGCCCGTGGTGGCGGCCACGCCGGCCTTGAGCCCGATTGCGCAGGGATTGGTGCGGGTGGTGAAGTTCGACGTGCCAGAGTTGGCCGGACCTGCAAACGGCGACGCCGGATTGCTGGCGTTGTAGTAGCTGAGCACTAGGCTGCCTGCGTCCACATCATTCAGGATCGCCTGCACCAGGAACACCTGGCTGAAGCCCGCAGTCGACGGCGGCGTGATGCTCAGGACCGCCGGCGTGGCAAGAATGCCCTGCTTCATGATATTGTTATTGTCGATGCCGAGGCTGCCGTAGGCCGCCGCGTCGGTCGGATCCATCTGGTAGATCGAACCTACGCCGACCGTGACGTGCAGGTCCGGTGTCGGCGACGTCGGGGTACAGGCGAGGCCCGCTACCACGGTCGCCGATCCCAGGACCGCGAGGTTCTGGTAGGCCTGCGCTACCAGGGCGGACTTGTCGAGTGTAAGGATGTCCGTATCCTGCGGCAGGGCGCCGGGGTAGACGATGACGCGATCCATTTTTTAAGATCCCTTCAGGCTTGTATCTGGGTCCAGGCGGTAACGCCGGTAGGCTTGGTCATTGTGATCAGATTGTAGAGCATGGCGTCCGTGATGCCGCTGAGCTCAGACGTGATGCCCGCCCACTCGACGGCACCGACGCCGTAGCCATCCACCGTACTGCCGTAGCCGCCGACTCCGGGAATGCCCATGCCGGCCCCGCGGTGCGGAGTGATGAAGACCTGCGCCGGCAAGATCATGCTGCCGTAGCCACCCAGGCCGACGCCGTAGCCCATGCTGCCGTACTGCGGACCAAGACCGCGCTGCGCGCTGTAGGCTCCGGTATCAAACGTGCTCCACGGTTCAAATATCTTGGGAGCCTTGCCGGTCAGCAGCGTCAGGGCGTTGATCATGCCGGCGCGGGTCACGCGCTCCTGCAGGATCGTGGCCCTGATCGTGGCCCGGAACACGTCGTCTGCCGTGCCGTTGCGCACCAGGTAGCGGCGCAAGAAATCATAGGCGAATATATCGAGCCAGATGCCGTAGGCCGTGCTGAGCCGGATCTGCGCCCGGGCGTAGACCGACAGGCCGTAGCACCAGGACGAAGAGTCGGACAGTCCGCCCAAGACGGCGTCGCGCAACGGAGCGACAAAAGAGAACCACTTCCGCGGCAGGACTCGCTTGATGCGCTCTACGATATCTAGGGACGTGCCTGTCGTCATGAGATGTTCACGCTCCCGCACTTGATCGTGATGTAGTTGATCCGGTAGGTGCCGTCGACCGTGAGCTTGAATGTGCCGATCGAGGCTCCGTCACCCGTGTTGCCGTTGACGAGGACATTCGAGACGACAGTCACGCCCGGCACCGAGTAGGCCCAGCTCGCGATGATCGACCACGGCAGCGGGTTCCCCAACCCCAGCGAATTGATATTGGTGGCGATCAGCGCTGCCACGAGGGCCTCGACGTCGTTGTGCACGAAGCCCGGCGCCGTCGTGATCTGCAGAGCGATGTTCGCTACGACGATAGTCGGCGGGAACGTAGAACCTTGGACACCCAATGGACGCACGGCCTGCACGGCCGCATCCACGGTCGCCAGGAAAGCAGGGGTTGGCGCACCAGAGCCGTCGTCAGCTACGACGAAGAAGTATCCCGGATGGTAGGTGCCGTCAAGATTATAGCCCTCGGTCAGGGTCCACTGGACCTCGACGGCCGTGCCCTCGATGCTGGCACTGAGGCCGTAGATGTCGCCGCGCGACAGACCCAGGATATAATCTGAGAAGCGCTTCTTTAGCGCGCTGTCGCTCTCCTTGTCGAAGCCGTTGGTATAGGCCGCGATATTGTTTACCAGGTCGACGCCGGGAACAGCGGAGGTAATGCTGGAAATAGCGCCGGCCTGGACGTTGCCGATTGATCCGGCGACCTGGCACTTCACTGGAGCCAAGATGCTGGCCACCAGTGACGCCATGGTGTAGCCGCCCGGCGCCGGCGATGCTGTCCAGTTGGCGAAGGCAGGATCAGCCGTCACCACGAAGTTGGCCGTGCCGTCTCCAGTCTGCACCGTGGTCCCAACCGGAATGAACCTCGACACGGCTGCGGCTGTGAACCGGCTGAACGTGACCTGACCGCTGCTCGCTTGTGGACCTAGGCGCGGGCTGCCACTCGGCAGCGCAGCCGTCACGCTACCCGGGATGATCGGCATGAAGTCCGCCGTGAACGTGTCCACGTCAGTGTCCTCGGCCGTTGACAGGCGCGAGGCCTTCAGCGTCCGGAGGACCAGTGCTTGGAACCAGAGGAACAGTCCTGCGAAACCCTCTGCGATAGCCCGCAGGGTAGATCCGGTCGCGAAGTTGATGAGCTTCGACGCCCGGCCTTGCATGCCCGCGACCGTGTTGTTCACGATCGTGGTGAAGCTCTGGGTGGGAAGGACTGCCATCTAACCTCTCACGACGTGATGGTGAACGACACCGAGACACCTGTCTTGGCATCGAAGTACTGGATGCTGATCGCGACCAAGCCCGGTTGGTTGGGGATCTGTCTAATCGAGAGCTTCGCGGGAGGGAAAGACGCGACGCTCTCCTCGAGGGCTAATTGGGACGACACCACGGATCTGATCTGGGACTCGGACAGTGTCAAACCAATCTTCTGGGGCAGACCTGCGCCGTACTCCGGGTGCCACACGTAACCCTTGTTAGCCGTGAACAGGCGGCGCTCCAGGCGCTGGCGCACCTCATCGTCGCCGTCGATGACCCGGAGGTCTCCTGACGCGTCGATCTGGAAGTCGTCTGTCCACTCAAGGGCGAGGTCGGCCACGGGCGTTTCCTTCTAGCATGGGCAGCGGCTCGCCGGGCAGTTGATCACGCTGCTGCAGGACCACGTTCCGGAGGACGTTGATCTCCCTCGCCGTCTGGCGCTGCATCTGGGAGTTCTCGATCATCAAGAGGTGCGTGAACTTATCTGCGCAGCCGTACTGGTCTATGATCTCTTCAGACTGCGGCTTCTTGCCGGCGATATGTATCCACTTCTGGCACTTGTGCTTCGTGACGCCGTCGATGCACGACACGGTGAAGCCCGTGTGGTGGCACATGACGTCTTTGTCTGGAAACATGCCAACCTCAATTCTTGATGATGCTCACGACGCGGGCCCCTGCAACCATGCCCACGATCTCGTGGTCAACTCCTGCAGAGAAATCTATAACCGCACCAGCCCTGTAGACCTTGTCTCCGATCTCCGGGCCGTGGACGCGCACACTCTCACGCGCGACGATAGTGACATGGGCGTCTGCGTCCGTGTGCCTGTGCATCGGGATGGCATCCCCGGCACACTCAAACGTATAGACAGCGCCCCGGAGCTTGCCGGCGACCAGCAGATCAATCTGCAATGACACGGACAGCCTCACTAGACGGTGTCACGACAGGCTCGACCGACGCTGGCGTAGGCGGCGACAGTTCTTTC